ACCCTGATCGACCTGAAGGCTAGCGCCGACGATGGTGTCGCCGGTGTTACCGCGTACGACGCCACGGTGGACTTCGCAGTCACCGCCGAGGCAGGCCATGCCCAGGTGGCCGTTAGCTGCGACAACCCGACCGCATTCGCGGAATCCTTCGTTCCTGCTGGCAGTACGGACATAAGCGGCGTAGCGTTCGACCCTACGGTTGAATTCGCCATTACCGGCGACGCCGGAGAGTCCATAGTCACGGCAACCTCAAGTTCTCCTGTAGGTGCGCTCGGGGCAGTTGCAGGAACCACAAGCCCGTTCGTGGATGTGTACGACGCGGCCGTAGTGACTGGTGCCCCGGCGCAGGCTGAACTTGTTCAGATCAGTTCGACAGCCCCAGACTCGTCAACTCACGTCGGGGTTACTGACTCGGATGTTAGTGCTACGGTGGCTGCAAGCAACGCCACGGTGAACACTGGCGTGTCTTCAGTCGCAGAGGCCGTTTCTGTAACGGGTATAGCCAACGACAGTGCAGCGTTCACCGGGGCGTTGCCTTTTGCTGCGTCGGCTACGGCCACCGTGAACCAGCCGCACGTGTCGTCTGTGGGCACGGCCACTGGCAGCGTCTCTGTATTCGATGCCACGACCAGTACCGTCAGCAACGCTCAGGCCGACGCTGGTACCGCATCCGCCTCCACTGTGGCCAACGACGCCACCGTATTGATTGGCGAGACGGCCGAGGCTGGAACGGCAACCGCCGCGATAGTGGCGTACGGGGCCACCGTCTCGGTGAGCGGTGAGGCCGGTACGGTCACGGTCACCAGTACCGCCCAGGTGGGGTCCACTTCGTTGCGGGCTTTTGCTCAGCACGTTGCCGCAACGGTCTCTGTCGCTTCGTCGTCCGTGGTGTCGGGAATCGACGCGCAGGCGGGAAACTCGACAGTCACCGCTGTCGCATTCGGCATCACGACCTCGATTATCGAGATGCCGCAGGGTCGCGTCATAGAGGTGAACTCGGACAGACGGACCAATTCGGTCGATACCGAACTACGCGTGTTCGCAGTTGACACGGAGGGGCGTACGATCTACCTGGCAGCCGAGAGCCGCACTGTGCAGATCAACCGCGCCGAAGGGAGGAGCGCAGATGCGTGAATTTTTGAAGGACCCTGACGCAGTCCTCGACTACGTCTTCGACTGGTCGAACTGGCTCTCCTCCGGTGAGGCACTAAGCGACGCTGCCTTCACGGTCGAGACCGGACTCACTAAAGACAGTGAGTCGAACACGACTGCGTCGGCCACCGTCTGGCTGTCCGGGGGGACAGTAGGGGAACGGTATACGGTACAGTGCCGCGTGACCACTGATCAGGGCCGCACCGACGACCGCACGGCACTGATCAGGGTGGCCAACCGATGAGCGAGGACCCGCGCAGGTTCGACAATACGTTCGGGATCGAGAGTGCGTTCTGTGAGGCCATCAAGTCTGGTGACAAGCGAAAAGCACTGGAAGCCCTACGGGATGTGCTTGCAGAGTCCATGGATGACCTGCATCACTCAATCAAGTCAAACTCCGGTCTGTGTCGGCGGTGTGGGGGGTCACTGTCGGAAGCCGGACTTGCCTCGCTCGCGCAGAGGCTCAAGCAGACGCTTGACGACCTTGACGCTCTGGGCGACCCGAACAAGGAGTTGAGCATCCTTGACCAGCTCACTGAAGCCCGGAATGCCAGGGCAACAAATGGGGTGGCAGGAGCCCCCGATAGCCCACCGTCCGCTCTGGGTACCAAACATGCCCCCCGTAGGCAGGGAGGCCGTCGAGCTGGCGGCGAGCGTGGGTCTGATACTGGACCCGTGGGAGGCAATGGTTCTTGAGGAGTCACTGACTCCCCGAGGAGACACCTACTACAACGAGGTGCTTGGGCTACACATGCCCAAGTTCCAGGCGTTCGAGGTCGGATTGGTGGTCTCCCGCCAGAACGGCAAGGGCGCCATCCTCGAAGCCAGAGAGCTCGCAGGGCTGTACCTCCTGGGCGAACGGCTCATCATGCATAGCGCCCACGAGTTTCCAACCTCCCTTGAGGCGTTCCGTCGTATCCTCTTCTGGATCGAGAACAACGACGACTTGCGCAAGCGAGTTAAGAAGGTCGTGTTCAACCACGGTGAAGAGGGCATCGAGATGCTGAACGGTCAGCGTCTCAGGTTCAGGACCAGGACTAAGGGCGGTGGCCGTGGATTCACCGGCGACTGCCTGATCCTGGATGAGGCCATGATACTCAAGCAGGAGGCTGTAGCCTCGCTCCTGCCTACCCTTTCAGCGCGGCCCAACCCTCAGATCTGGTATACGGGGTCGGCGGGGAACCTCGAATCCCAGCAGCTCGGTCGTGTGCGCAAGCGCGGACACCGGGCTATACAGGGCGGGCCGGAGTCGGAGACATGGGACAACAGGCTGCTCTACTACGAGTGGGCGGCCGACACTTGTGATGAGTTCTGTGCCCATGACTGCGACTCTCATGATCCGGCCGACTCCCCGGATACATGGGCCAAGACCAACCCCGGGTACGGTATCCGTATCTCCGAGGAGCACATCAGGGCGGAGCACCGCTCGATGGACCGGGAGAACTTCCTACGGGAACGACTCGGGGTTGGTACGTGGCCAATTGACGACGAGGGCTGGACGGTCATACCGGAGGAATCATGGCGCGGTCGGGCAGACGAATCCAGCGTCCCCAGGGCGCCCTATGTTTTCGCCGTGGACGTTACCCCCAATCTTTCCCATTCCTGCATCGTGGTGTGTGGCGAGGGAAGTCGGGGTCGGGAACACGTTGAGATCACCTCAAACGCCAAGATGTATGACCACCGCCCGGGAACCGACTGGGTGATTCCGCGACTCCTCGAACTAAAGGAGAAGTGGAAGCCTGCGGCTGTCGTGATTGACAAGCAGACTCAGGCGGGTCGGTTCATGGACGAGCTGGTGTTCCATGGGATCGAGCCCCTGTGCCCGGGTGCCCGGGAGTACGCTCAGGCGTGCGGGGCGTTCTTCACGTCCATCGTTCCTCGGGACGGTAACGCGCCCAATCTGGTGCATGTGAATCAGCCGCAGCTCACAAAAGCCATGGCCGGAGCCGCGCAGCGGCATCTCTCGGATATCTGGGCGTGGGACAAGAAGACAGCCCTTACGGACATCTCCCCCTTGGTGGCCGCGACGTTGGCCAAGTGGGGGTACATGAAGACTTGCACCGGCCCTAAACCGGCCGCTCCGTGGGCGATGATGAGGTGAGCGAATGACGCGGCTCCAAGCCTTTGTGGCTTTCCTGCTCGGGTACCTGATGACTACGGCGGGGCTTGTGTGGCGGTTTGATGAGTACGGCCTCATGGGTGCCGGTGCTGTATTGATAGCTGTTCTGTTCTTCCTAGACGTGAAGGAGTGAGGTCATGGCTAATCTGTGGTCCATCCTTCGGGGTAAGAGCGAGGAGCGGTACGGACTTGGGCAGCTCTCCCTAGAGAAGGCGCTCTTCAACGGTCAGACATACGGTCTGTATGGCGGATACGGAAACACCAATAGCAAGTACGAATCCCTGGAAGACAACTTCTGCGAGTATGTGCAGGGAGCCTTCAAGGCTAACGGGGTCGTGTTTGCATGTATGGCCGCCCGGTCCATGGTGTTTTCGGAGATCCGGTTCGCCATGCAGGACCTCGACAGAAAGACGGGGCGACCGGGAGACCTTGAGTACCCTGAGAAGCTCCGCCTGTTCGAGAAGCCGTGGCCCAGTGCCGGTACCGGTGACCTGTTGGCGCGCGCTATCCAGGATGTAGATCTGGCCGGTAACCACTACGTGGTGCGAGATGGCAATCGTTTGCGGCGCCTGCGCCCCGACTGGGTGGAAATCATCCTCAACGCCCCGCCAGACGAGGCAGTAGAGACTGACGTAGTCGCATACAGGTACACGCCCGGCGGCCACAAGATAGGTAAGCAGGCCAAGTCCCGCTTCTACATGCCGGAGGAGGTTGCCCACTGGGCACCCATCCCGGATCCCGAGGCCGTGTTCCGTGGGCAGTCGTGGCTCACCCCGGTCATTCAAGAGATCTCTGCCGACAAGGGTGCCTCTCTGCACAAGAAGAAGTTCTTTGACAATGCGGCCACTCCGAACATTGCCGTGTCTCTCTCTGCCGAGACCACACAAGAGCAGTTCGAGGGCTTCATGGAACAGATGGAGCGCAGGCACGGCGGAGTTCATGACGCGTACAAGACCCTCTATCTCGGTGGCGGTGCGGACGTTACCGTCATTGGTGCCGACATGAAGCAAATGGACTTCAAGGTGACGCAGGGCGCCGGTGAGACGAGGATTGCCGCCGCTGCCCGAGTGCATCCCGTGATCGTGGGTCTCTCTGAGGGTATGCAGGGCTCCTCCCTGAATGCGGGCAACTTCAAGACCGCTAAGGACTCCTTCGCTGATGGGACCATGCGCCCCTTGTGGCGCTCCGTCTGTCAGGCGTACGGCAATCTCGTGAGGGTCGGCCCGAATCAGCGGCTCTGGTACGACGATAGAGATATTCAATTCCTCCGTGCCGACATGACCGAGCGGGCCGAGGTGCAGCAGCGTGAAGCGTCCGTTATACGCTCTCTGATAGACGGCGGCTTTGAGGCCGAGTCCATCATCGAGGCCATACGCGCCCAAGACTGGACGTTGCTCAAGCACTCCGGTCTCGTCTCTGTCCAGCTCCTTCCGCCCGGCCTTACTGGGGCTATGCCGCCAGAGCAGCAAGTAGGCCCAGACGGAAAGCCTGTCCAGACTCAGCCTCAACAGCAGGGTTCGCAGGGTGGCGCCTTTAAGAAGGGGCAGAACCCCCAGCAGGGCGGCCCCCAGCCGAGCGGCGCCGGTACGCCGCAGCCGTCCATTCCGAAACCGGGAGGAGTGTAAAGACCATGAAACCTCAGAAACTATGCTTCCGGTCGGTCGAGTTCGAAGCGACCAGTGAGAGTGACGGGAGAACTCTTGAGGGATACGCGGCGGTGTTCGATCACCCGACTCGTATCGACTCCTGGGAAGGTAGATTTGACGAGACCGTGATTCGGGGGGCGTTCGCCAAGACGCTCAACGAGCGTAAGCCGGTCCTCCAGTTTGACCACGGACGTGATGTGCGTACCGGGTCAGTTCCTATCGGCTCCATTGTGGAGATCCGGGAGGACACCAAGGGCCTGTTCGTTAAGGCCCGCCTGTTCGACAATCCGACAGTGGAGCCCATCCGCCAGGCAATTGAGGGTGGCGCTATCGACGGTATGTCGTTCAGGTTCAAGGTCAACCAGGATGACTGGTATGACTCTGAGGGTAAGCGTGTTCGGGAGTCAGATCTCTCTAGCATGCTTAAGGATGGCGATCAGGCTCTTCGCAGAACCATCCGAGAGGTTGAACTGTACGAGGCTGGTCCGGTCGTTTTCCCGGCCTATGAAGCCACAAGCGTAGGAGTGAGGTCACTTATGTCAATGCTCAACGACGAGGAGCGCGACAGTCTTCTCGACGAACTGATCGAGCGGGCAGCCGCAAAGAAGCCCCCGCCGAAGAAAAAGCCGTCTGACTCGGACTCCAAGAAGCCGTTCCCGCCCAAGGCGGAGGACGACGACGAAGAGGACGACGAAGAGGACGAGGACGACGACTCTGCCGACAGCAAGAAGAAGCCGTTCCCGCCCAAGAAGAAGCCTGCGGCCAAGAAGCCTGCGGCCAAGAAGCCCGCCTCCAAGGGTGCTTACAGCAACATCGGTCTCGACTGGGACGAGCGTCAGCGCGAACTCAACCAGCTTCGCTGATTTTCAAAGCAGGGGGCCGCCCGAATGGGCACCCAATCCGAAGCCGTCCGTTGGGACACTTCGACCGAAACAGAAAGACATTGGTCCTGACGGAAGGAAATGAGATGGACCGCGAACTTGAACTGCGGGAGCGGATGAGCACCGTTCGTGCCGCCCTTGAGGCGCTGCATGAGGACACGGGCACTCGCTCTCTCTCTGTGGATGAGCAAGAAGAATGGGACGAAGGGGTGCAGTACCTTCGTGAAGGTGAGCGTATGCTCGCACGGTACGACCGTGCGCGTAGCTCCGCCAAGAGTGGCTACTACGACAAGGGGGTCAACGTGCGACTTAGCAGCGACGACCCGTTCGAGACCGTTGCACGTGCTCGCACTGCTGACCCGAAGACCGCGCGCCGCCTCCTGACGGACGCCAACATGCGGGCGATGGAGGAGCACTCCGACCACCTCTCCACGGGTGACCAGAAGCACTTCGAGCAGACGATCAAGCGTCACAGCAGCGACACCTCGTGGGCGAGCAATGTTCTTGCCCGTCAGTCCGAGGTGTACCAGGACGCGTGGGCCAAGGCTATGGGTGGCCGTGAGCTTCAGCTCACTCAGGAAGAGCGTACGGCTCTCCAGGTCGGTAACAACACCTCTGGTGGTTACCTGCTGCCGACTCACCTTGACCCGACCATCATCCTGACGAACGATGGCACCTCGAACGTCATCCGGAACCTGGCCAGTGTGAAGACTCTGACCGCCCCCGGCGCGACGGTCTACAACGGTGTCACGTCTGCCGGTATGACGGCGTCGTGGGACACTGAGCTCGAAGAGGTCTCGGACGACTCTCCCGTGTTCGCTCGGGTGAGCATCCCGATCGGCAAGGCGCAGGCGTTCGTTCAGGCGTCATTCGAGGCGCTTGAGGACATCGCCAACCTGGCCCAGGACCTGACAATGCTGTTCGCAGACGCGCGTGACCGCCTTGAGGGTGCCGCTCACGCGGTGGGCACCGGCGTGAACGACAGCCCTACGGGTATCTTCACGGCACTCGACGCGAACACCAACGTCGAGGTGCCTCTGGGTACGGTTGGCACGATTGCTCTTGCCGACATCCACGGTCTCTACCGTGCGGTGCCGGTGAGGTGGCGCGGTAAGGGAACCTGGCTGATGAACCCCACGTACGCACTCGCCATTAAGGCTCTGGGTACTGCGGTGTCGGCATCGTTCTCCGGTGAGCTGCCGGAAGGTACTACGTCTCGAATCCTCGGTCGCCCGGTCGTGGAGTCGGACGATGCTCCGGCTGTCGCTTCCACCACTAGCGCGGTTGAGAACCGGCTCATCTACGGTGACTTCTCGAACTACTACATCGTGGACAAGCCGGGCTCTATGAGCGTTGAGGCCATCCCCCACCTGTTCGGTACGACCAACAACCGTCCGATCGGTGCCCGTGGCTTCTATGCCTACTGGCGTACCGGTGCGGACAGTGTGAACGACAAGGCGTTCCGCCTACTCCAGGACGGTACGTCTGCGTAGTATGTTGTCGTGGGGGCCGGAGTGATGTAGCAGAATACTGCTTTGGCCCCCACCTCATAGGCGAAAGGGATCGCATGGCATATATAGAGGTAAGTAACGTACGGCACATTAACGCAGATGACGTGCGCATGGTGTACGTGGCTAACGTGGGGGGAGCAACCCCCTATTCGGTGCGCATTGTTCTCCTAAGTGCGGCGACTGAGTATGATCTGCCCGGCATGGCGTACGCGGTGCAGTCCGACGCAGAGCGGACGGCCCGAGAGGTGGTGCGTCATCTAGGCGCCACGCTTGACCCGAACGAGCTTGCATAAGGAGTGATCCCCGTGGCACGAGTCAAGATGTACCGGGTTGCTAAGCCCGGCGAGACTGCACTACTGCACCCCGAGACCGGAACCTACGTGGTACCTGATCCTCGCATCCCCTATCGGGGCGACGACCCCCTGGTTAAGGCGTTTCCTCAGTTCTTCATCAGCGATGAGGATATGGTGGAGACGACTGAGCAGAGGCCCGGCGAGAAGCGCAATCTACCCCCTGGCGTGTACGAGGGGAACATCTGACATGACCGATTCCCCGCGCGTCGTTGTCGGATACCTTGACCCTGGCGAGTGGTCGGCCGTGTTCGGCCTCTCCTACCGGGACTTGCTCTTGTACGACATCTCCCGTGAAGATCCTCGCATCCTCCGCCCTAGTGGGGCTGAGCTGAGGACATTGACCGGGTCAGGCGGTATCCCCGCCGGTCGTAACAAGGTGGCCCATCAGTTCCTCCATGAAACAGACGGCGACTGGCTGTTCTGGGTGGACTCCGACATGGGGTTCGCGCCGGACACTGTTGACAGGCTGCTTGAGGTGGCTGACAGTCAGACCAAGGTGATAGGCGCCCTCTGCTTTCAACAGAAGAGGTGCGGCAGTGGAGATTTCCAGGCCGTGCGCTACAGCATCCACCCAACTCTGCTCAGGTGGGCGGAAGTCGAGGAGACCGGCGAGAAGGGTTTCCTCCCGTGGGATGACTACAAACGCGACTCCATTCAAGAGGTGGCCGGTACTGGCTCCGCGTGCATCCTCGTACACCGCAACGTGTTCGAGGACATCGAGGAGAAGTACGGGCCTGGTTCCTGGTATGAACCCATCAATATGCCCGAGGCAGGCGGCAACGGTACCAGTCGGGTGTTCTCTGAGGATCTCTCCTTCTGTATCAGGGCCGCCGCGTGTGGTCATAAGGTCTACGTGGACACTAGCGTGAAGACCACCCACCATAAGGGCGGAATTTATCTGGATGAGGAGACCTTTGATGCTGGCCGATGAGCCCACCGAGGGTGCTGTCGTCTTTGACCCGAATACCGCATACTCCGAGTCCAAATGGACTGCCCCCCGATCGGACTGCAAGCATCCTGAGCACTGGCACTCCACCGACCCGGAGTCCACGGAGCTTGAGGTGTCCGAACTGATCGGTGGATTCATACGGGCACTTCAGCCCGACTATGTGGTGGAGACCGGTAGTTGCGTGGGGATGACTTCGCACATTATCGGTCAAGCTCTCAAGCTGAACGGCCACGGCAAGCTGGACACCTGCGAGGTGAACAAGAGGGCTGCCGACTGGGCCCGGGGCTTTTGCGCTGGCCTGCCCGTCCGTGTCAACGAGATTCAGTCCATGAACTTCCGCCCTGTGCGGAACATCGACTTCCTGTTCCTTGACTCTCTGTTGGGGCTGCGCGTGCCGGAGTTTCACCGGTTCAAGTCCTGGCTGAATCCCGGCGCCGTGATCGCATTCCATGACACGGGTCCCCACAAGGGTGACCCGAAGACGGGTGTCACGTTCGCGTCCGAGGTGCATGGCATCGAAGGTTTGCGCTATCTACAGCTCAATACGCCGAGAGGCATAACGCTTGCTCAATATGACAGGGGGTGAACCATGGGGGCAATTGGTGACAACTACGCCACCACCATGGAACTGAAGCACCGTATGAGCATCCCCGCATCCAACACCGACTACGACGCGGAGCTTGACGACGCGCTGAACTCCGCTTCGCGGGAGATCGAGCGCTTCACCAACCGTCAGTACAACAGGGTTGAGACTGCCACCGCTCGTGAGTTCGAGCCGTTCACCTGTGACTATATCTGGATCACGGACTTTTGGACTGCGACTGATCTTGTCATCAAGACGGACGAGAACAATGACGGGGTGTTCGAGAGGACGTGGACCACTGCGGACTACGAGCTGTACCCCCGGAACAATCAGGAGTTCGGCGTAAGCGGGTTCCCGTTCTATAAGATCTTCCCTTCCAAGAACCACCTGTTCCCAATCAGTCCCAGGGGAGGGCGCAGGGGTACACTTCAGGTCACCGCCAAGTGGGGGTGGGAAGAGGTTCCGGCGCAGGTGAAGATAGCAACCCTCGCCCTGGCCGCTCGCAACTTCCAGATGAAGGATGCCCCTCTGGGTGTCGCTGGCAGCTCCGAGTTCGGCCACATTAAGGTGACCGACGATAGGTTCGTGTCCGCCAAGCTACAGGGGCTGCGTCGCTGTGGAGGGTTGCGGGTCGGATGAGCACTCTAGGAGCGATACGCACCGCAATCAAGACCACCATTGAGGCCAATGTGACAGGCATTATCTGTTACGACAAGGCGTCGGATGTGGTGCAGGTCCCTGCCGTGGTGGTAGTGCCCATGTCGGGTGACTTCGGGATGGGTATGGCCGGAGGGCACTGTGTCAACTGGGAGTTCGCTCTCTATGTACTCACCCCTCGCACCGAGACCGGCATAGGCCAGTCCATCCTGGACGAGTATATAGACGGGGGCGGCTCTAAGTCCGTGTCCAAGACCATCAAAGACAATCCTCAGCTTGGTCTCTCTGACGTGAGTGCGCAGTTGAGCAAGATGAGCGATTACGGCGGCGAGTATAAGTCGTCGGGCGAAGTAATGTATGTGGGTGCCAGGTTGCACCTTAAGGTGCTAGTTACTCAGTAACACAACAGAAAGGCGGGTGCGTCATGGCTGCATTGACCACTCAGAACATCGTGTACGCCGGAACCGCACCTACCTTCGTGGCTGCGGATACGACTGACACCGCTGAAGTAGGGCCTAGAAACTTCGTAGTCTACAAGAACACAAACGCCTCTCCCCGTACGGTGACTCTCACCGTTCCGGCCTCCAACTCTCCGTATACGCAGGCTGACCCCGATGTTTCGTACACCATCGCCGGTACGAACGGTGAGGTGTGGATTCCCCTGCACTCTGATTACGATGAGGGCACGGGGCGCACGACTGCCACCTTGACCGCAATCGCGGGCGTCTCCGTGTCGGTCGTGAAGGCAGGGTGGACTGAGTGACCACTCCGGTAGTTAGGTGGCGCCACTCCTCCTATGCTGCTGGTGACTATCCGTATGAAGATACGGGGATCATATGGGTTGCCCCCTCCCTTGAAGAGGGTGACCGTTGCCTGTTCGTTGGCGGCGTGGCCGAGGCCATGCGAAACTCAGGTGGACATAACTCGTGCGCGCCTGAGAACGTGGCAGGAAACGGTTCCGACTCGCTTATATGGCACGCCACTGGAGTGTGCCCCGTGGTCGGGTATGAGCCCTGGTGGGACGACAGCACTGATACGTTCTACATCAACATCGGTTTCCAGGCCCCCCC